TTATAGACGCGCCTCACTTCGAGTTGGTGGACTAAATGCCATTACAGGTAATCCAAGTTAAATCTGGCCTAGTGAAAGACATCTCCGAGTATTCCGCTGGTAAGGCTGGACCTTTCTGGGTTGACGGGAAGAATGTTCGCTTCCGGGATGGATTTGCGAGGAAGATCGGCGGATGGGAAAAGGAAGTGATGAATGGGGTGAATGTGTCTGGGGTAGCGGACTACGACACAGAAGTATCCCTCGTAGGCATCGCTAGGGAGATGAACTATTGGCGAGCCTTCTCCAACGGAGAAGATTTCCTGGCCATCGGAACACATAACCATCTCTTCATCCTTGAGAACAGTGCGCTGTATGACATAACCCCTCTTCGCGCAACGGCAAGTAGCCTGAGTGACCCGTTTGCGACAGAGAATGGTAAAAGCATTGTAACGGTTACTGATAGCTCTCACGGGGCTTCACAGGGCGATTGGGTGCGAATTTCCGGGGCCGATCTTATGACCGGGATAGCTGCAAATACTTTCAATGACTATTATGGACATGAGATTGTTTCTGTCGTAAATGCAAACTCTTACACAATAGATGTTGGGACAGCAGCTACTTCCACTGATACCTCTGGTGGTGGAACCGTCACTATCAAGTACCTTATTGGTCTTGCCGCTGGCCTCGGGACGCAGACATCTGCTACGGGCCTTGGTTGGGGTGCTGGTGGTTGGGGCGATAGCACATGGGGAACGCCACGGGCAACTAGCTCTTCCGACGTTGTACTGGAAAACTCTCAGTGGTCCTTAAACCTATGGGGTGAGGATCTTGTGGCAACTGTCCGTGGTGGACAGATTTACTACTGGGACACTTCTGTAGGAGTTGGGACCAGGGCGGTGTTAGCCTCCACGTTGAGTGGTGCTGCGGATGTGCCGACCCAAAACCGGGTTACGTTGGTATCGTTCCCAGATCGGCACTTAGTAGCGGGCGGAACTAACGCTGTAGGAGCCTCTACTCACGATCCCATGCTAGTCCGGTGGTCGGATCAAGAGGATCTCCCAGATTGGACCCCGACAGCAACGAACACGGCTGGAGATCAGCGCCTTGAAGTAGGCACGAAAATCGTCACTATGGTCCCGACCAGAGGAGAGACATTCATCTCCACAGACGAGGCTGTGTACGGGATGAGCTTCGTTGGACCACCATTCACGTTCTCATTCCGTCTAGTAGCGACTAACTGCGGCGTCATATCCAAGAACGCGGCTACCAATGTAGATTCTAGTGTGTTTTGGATGGGGCGATCTTCCTTCTTCGTCTATAATGGCTCCGTAAATGAGATCGCTTGCCCGGTAAAGCTGTATGTGTTTGACCGGATGGAGAAGGACTATACCGACAGCATCTTTATCGCTAACAACAAGGCGTTTGCTGAGGTGTCCTGGTTCTACGTCAGCGATGAGAATAATGATTTATCAGGGAATCCAGAGCCTGATTCCTACGTTACTTTCAATTATGACGAGAACACTTGGTCCACAGGGGTTATCCCAAGGACCACTTGGTTCGATGCCTTTGGGTTCAGGCGAGTGCCTTTTGCCTTCTCGCCAGCGGGGTTGCTGTATAACCATGAATCAGGGGTTGATGACGATGGCTCTGCGCTCGATGCTTATATAGAGAGCGCCCCTATTGAGATGACTCAAAGTGGCGAGTTCTTGATGCTTGTGGATAAAATCGTCCCTGATGCTACCATCACAGGGACATTGGGCTTAACCCTGAAGACGAAGAAGTATCCTAACGCATCTACTACGACCTCGAAGGGGCCGTTTTCCATCTCTTCAACTTCAGGTAAAGTAAGTGTAAGGGCCAAAGGCCGTCAGATGGCGGTGAGGTTCGCCAGTGACGCTATAGGCGACAATTGGTCATTAGGACAGTTTAGGGCGAATCTAAGACAGGATGGTATGCGATGAGGGTTAATGTAAGGCTACCGCAGCCGTCTTCTGATTGGGAAAAGGCATGGGGAGAGCGCCTCGTGTCCACGCTCGAACTACAATTGTCTGAGATCGTTTCTGCTGCGTCTGTGGACCCTTACCAGATGAGCAATGTGACTACTGATCGAGTTCTTAATGCCGACTCCACAACCTTAGCGGAAGTGGCAGATGTTCTTGGTACTTTGATTACGGACCTAAAGAACAAGGGAGTAATAGGCTAATGGCAACCTACACAGCTCGTCCAGATATATCTCGTGAAGGAATCCCCACCACATATATTGACAAATTCGGAAACCTGAGGACAATTGAGGGTGATCTTTTACAACCACGTACTGGCACATCAATTTCGGCAGCACTGTTTCCCAATATGCCGGGGGCCGAACAATTATCGGCCTTAAGGACAACCCCCGGTTCTCCCATGGTGTCACCATCTCAGCCAGGAATACCAACCCCGGTTCAACCTCCAACTCTGGAAAGACTTGGCCAGTCGGTTATGGACCCGCGTAGTAAATTCTACGGGCAAGACCCAAGAAGTCTACTGGATAGATATCAGTTGGGCGAGCCGCCCATGCCATCTTGGCAACCTGAAATGGATATGGGAGATCCACTGGAATATCCAGTAGGTTCTCCTCAGGTTCCCGAAAATCCCTCCGGCATTGTTACATCCCCTATTTGGGGAATGGAATCTTTTATACCTAACGAATCTAGGGATTTTATTCAAAAATCTTATGGTACGGCTGATTACCCGGTTTTTGAATGGGCAAGAAAAGTTCAAATTGGTACACGGACTTTTGACCCAAATAATCCTGAAGATGAAGACCTGTATGAAAAGTATAAGATGCTCACAGACAAATCTGGCACCCCACCAGGATTTTTAGAATCAGAAATGTTGCCTGTCTTGGCTCTCGCTTCTGAAAAGGTTGGAACTCAAGTTTTCAGTGCTTTAACAGATCCATATTTGAAACAAGATATCCCAGGAAAGGTTTGGGAAGGAATAAAAACAACATTTACAGGTGGAACGCCACAGCAAATGGTGGAAGGAGCCAAGCAAGCTGGACTTCGTGCAATTGAAAGTCCTATCCCGGCCCCTAAAATGGCAAAAGAAATATTTAAAAAATTAGGGGTTAAAAATATCCCCGGTATTAAATATTTATCAGAGAATCAAGTTTTCCAACCTGAATTGGCTGATAGAGCAACGGCGGTGGCCACAGGGAATTTAGAAGCGTTTACTGAACTTCATAATAGGGGCGCTGCAATTCCTTTAAACTATAGCGGTTCTGGTGAAGATAGAGTCGTTAAATCATGGGTATATAAGAAGGAAGACATAAACGACGTATTAGGTAAGACCGATGAGTCCCCCTGGAGAATTGGAGATGATCTATCAGAATCAAGAAAATTTGTTGAGGTTCCAGGTGTTGAGGCTCCAGATCCAGAAGATGAACTTTACTCTGAGTTAACCGGCTCAGAAGATAAAATTCTTCAAGATGAACTTTACTCTGAGTTAGCCGGGAGTAGACAGCCATTAACAAATATGGAATCTATAGCTGGAGATGATCTTGACTGGCCAAGTAATATTGGAGCTTTAGATCCTGTTCCCTCTAATATTCATGCCGATGCGATCACAGGTTCAACAACGGAAACATCAACGACCCCATTAACTAGCCCTAGTGCTTGGAAGGAGGCTGGAGCTGGAGCCGCTGTTAATTTTGGTTTTCGATTGATGTCAGGCCAAAAACCAGTGGAGGCAGTGAAAGCGACGGGGGCGGGTGTGGTTCTCAGCATGGTAGGAAAAACGTTAGGAGGGTCGATTGGAGGACCAATAGGGGCAGGAATTGGAGGATTCTTAGGAAGCGCCCTTGGTGGAATGGTCGGTGGGAGGGTCATCTGTAACGAACTTCACCGTCAAGGATTCCTAGAGCGTCGTCAGGTGATCTTGGACTATAAGTTTACGAGAGAACACCTCACTCCTAAGCACGTCAAAGGCTATCATGTTTGGGCCACGCACGTTGTACGGAAGCTACGAGAAGGGAAGCAAATTCCCCTTTGGCGTCATATGGCTATCCACAGGGCAAGAGAAATAGAGTATATTTACGGTGAACGCGACAAGCCTGATTATCTCGGGAAGATTTACCGTCATATTGGGGAACCAATTTGTTGGGTTCTAGGCAATTTCTGTAAAGAGACAGATTGGTCTGTCCTCTACCAGCCAAAGGAGATTTAATTATGTCTCGTGATATGAGAGCACCTAGACCGCCTATGCCTATGCCGGATGATCCTGCTTTGATGGATGATGCCACAATGCCTCCTATGCCTCCTATGCCAATGGAAATGGGGCAAATGCCTCCTATGCCAATGGATGATCCTGCTTTGATGGCCGGGGCAACTGATAATCCATTAGCGGCGATGCCGCCGGAGGCTCGGGAAGCGTTGATGCAACCGGATGAAAACATCCAGGCTGTATTGCTTGCTAGATTGGCTAATATGACTCCAGAGGAATTACAATTGCTAGATACGGTTATTACCCCGGAAGTTGCCCGTGTCTTGATGAAATTGCTCCCTGAGCTTGATGCTTTGGTAAGCGCTGTTGAAGCTAGTGCTGGTGCTCAAGGTGGACAAGCGCCGCCAGTGAATCCAGGGGCATTCGGTAATATTTGATTATGGAAATCAGGAAGGCCGGGGCATTGGATATTTCTCCGTTGATCTTTTTCTTATTGAATATGCACAAAGAGACTGAGATTAAAGTCGCCCCGATTGATAGTGAAAAGGTTGTTTCAGAGATAAGTAATGTTATTCATCGTGGAGTCGCATTTGTCGCAGTAACAGATGATAATAACCTTGCTGGTTCCATAGGTGGAGGCACAGGGTTCGATTGGTGGTCAACACAGCCTTTTTTAGCTGACAATTGGTTCTATGTTGCCCCGGAACACAGGAAAAGTAGTATTGCTATAAGGCTCGTGAAAAAATTTATTGAAACAGGAAAAGAAGCCAATGTCCCTGTGAGATTGGGACATATATTTTCTGGCGATGTGGATAGAAAAGATAAATTTTACGAACATCTAGGCTTTATAAAAGCCGGAACAGTATTTGTGGAGAAATAAAATGGGTGGGATGTGTTCAACTGGTCATGAGCGTCTTGCTGATCCTAAGTATGATGTAAAATATACTAGGCTTCCTTTATGGGTACAACAGGCGGGGAGAGGAATTTTCCAAGAGGCTTCTGATTTAGCTCAAAGCCCTTTTCCAACGTATCAAGGGCCTAGTATTGCCTCATATGGCGATAGTAAATTAACCCCTGAAGAACAAAAGGCCCACGGAATACTAATGGATCAAGCCTCTAGCTATCAGCCTTATATTGGCACATCTTACGGGGCTGCAAAGCAACTTGGCCAGGGCTATGACCAGATGACAAGGGGAGAGCTTCTTGGTCCTGGATATCAAGGGGCAGCTAGAGGGTCATTAGTTGGAGGTCCAAGGGATTCTCAAAGTCGAGGGGATCTTATTGGAGAAAGCGCTGACATTGGTAAATTCTCTTTGGCTGATGCCGAGCCGTATATGGACATTTACCAACAGGCAGCGGACCCTGCTATTGAAGCCATTAGGCGTCAAGCCGCAGCACAGCAATCTCAATTATCGGCTCAAGCCGCAGGTGCCGGTGCTTTTGGTGGATCACGTCAGGCTGTTCAAAGCGCTATGCTCGGGGCTGAAGGCGCTCGTGCCGCAGGGGATCTGCGTGCCCGTGCCGCCCAAGAAGGTCTAGGATTCGCCGCAGGACGATTTGACGTAGACCGTCAGGCTCGAATGGCCCAAGCCGAACAGGATCGTGCCGCCAGGTTCCGTGCCGAGGATGTCATGGAAGGCCGCCGGGAGGCAGATCGTGCGGCTAGATTCAGGGCCGAAGATGTTCTTAGTGGAAGGCATACAAAAGCACTGGAGGAAAGGTTTGGCGCGGAGGCGGCGGCAAGGGAAGGATTTACAACCCAGGAAGCGGCTAAATTACGCCGCGCACAAGAACTGGCAGGGTATGCCCCACTGGTTCAAGGTTTACAGGAGCAAGCCGCATCAGGGATGATGACAGCGGGAGCAGCGCGTAGAAAATTAGATCAAATGTCCCTTGATTTGGCTAAAGCTGACTGGACTGAGCAGCGTCAATATCCAATGGAAATGTTAAATTTTGCCCTTGGCGCACTTCGACAAGTTCCATATGAGACAAGAAACATAGGTTTATCGCAAGGTCAAAAGTATATTGAAACTCCAAGTATTTATGGTCAAACCCTTGGTGGTCTTGGTTCATTAGCAAGCGCATATTGGATGTCACGACCTAAATAATTTGTATAGGTTTATAATATGGCAATTAAAAAAATTCGTCCTATACCCACTGTTTTTTCATATGGCGATCACCCTATTCACAATAGAGGATATCCGAGATTTGATGTAGTTGAAAATAGACTTTATCACGATCCATTTAAACCTGTATATCGTTCTGATTATGATAAAGATGATGTTTTTCCTTATTATCATTACCCTGAAGAATATGGCGGAGAGGATCGTGATAAAGAAATTATTGAGGAATTTTTACAAGCATCAGCATCAATTCCTGAAAAAGTTAATGAGGATGAAAAAGTTAATGAGGATGAAAAAGTTAATGATGATAACAATTTAAAACACAGGTTTGATATGGCAAAGGCTTTTGCTAGTGGTTTGATTCCCCATAGTAAATCAGCCGATGTTGATTGGCCATTACTATCGTTTATTTATTTCACTAATTTGGCCGCTGAGTCCTCAAAGCCTGGGGCCACAATGATCGGGGCCGCTGGAGAGGCGGCCAAGACTCCTCTTGCTTATTTAATGAAGCAACGCGAGCAAAAGGATACTCGCCCAAAGGAAGTTAGAGACTTAGCGGTTAAAGTAGCTCTTTCCGATTTTAAACTTCAGGAATTTAAACCAAGAACAGTTTACCGTAATGGTTCGTCTGTAAAAGTATTTAACGAAAAAGAGTACTGGAAAAGACTAGGGAAGGGCTGGAGACCGGAGAGACCGGAGAAACCTGTAAAACCATTAAAGAATAAAGGTGATGTCCTTAAATACATGAGCCTAGACGCCGCTAAAAAATTTGTACATTCCCCGACTGGTTTTAATCTCCCGGAAAATTTACGGAATACGGAACCTGGTCGAAAATTAATTGAAAGCTATGTTAGAAAAATAGTTGCGCCTGATTTAGTTGACGAAAATAATGAAAAATCTAACATAATTGATACGGCATTGATTGGTCGTAATATTATCTCAGGGAACAATTATCTTAATTTTGAGAGAATTGTTGATGCAGATGGAAATGTTACAGGCATTAATTTTGTAACAGCAGAAGGTCAGCCAGCGCATGAAATAGCTCGTCTAAAACAAAGGTCAGAATTACTTTTTAAAGAACAGATTGAAACGTCAGCAAAAGTTCATGGGCCAGGGCAAAGAATTGATGGAATGCTTACGGCATTTTTTGACCATATTAAGGAGCGGTCCTTAGCAGATAAAGAGGAGGGAAGTTGGTGGGACCAAATATGGAAAAAGGAAAAGCATTTGACTGGGCCACTTCAAGGGCAATTGCTTGAATTAAGAAAGCTGATGAAGGATTCTTTCAATATAAAATATTCCGATACGCTAAATATTCAAGATGATATCAAGTCGCTTTCTAATTATTTGGCGTCATTTATGAGAATTTCGGGAGCAGGATCAACCTCTGATATGGAATTTAAAGCATATATGGCAGCCGCCCTAGCAATGCATAAAACCCCAAGAGGGAACTATATTACCCTATATGCTTTAAAAAAGATGTGGGATAACGGTTTAAAACGGAATTTAGAATACCAGGAAATTCTTTGGGGCAAGCGCGGTCTTCATATGTCTCCGCAGGCAATACATCATAAACTTAATCAATCAGATCCAGGAATTTTTTATAAATATAAACCAACCTCTACAGAAGCAGCCAAGACTACAGCCGAACGGGTGAAATGGTTAGGAACAATTCCTGACGGTGAGGTAATTCTTAATAAATTTATTAGTGAAGGAAAACAGTTTAAAATGTTAGATGGTGGAAAAAATTATTTAATAAAAGGTGTCGATATTTTTTAAGATTAACTATTTTATATATCTTCTATTATCGCTTGAGAGAATATTATGTCTAATACCAGATATGGAGCACTAAATTCAAAAATAATAAATGGCGTAGAGATCCCTGTAGTGGAGAAGTCTAACGTTTCAAAAGATCAAAGGGAAAGAAATACTGAAGAAGATAAAAACCTTTTTAGTTCTTATGTAGATGGAATCTGGGGTGGAATTAAAGACTTCGCCAAAGGCACCAAAGACTTCGCCGAAGGTCTTCGTCAATCTTATACTGGCGAGTATAAAGAAACTGAATATGATTACCCGGAAGTATCAGAATTGGTGGCAGGGGGGTTGTTTACTGCGCAAAAAGATTTTGGTGATCTTTCAGCGGAAATTGTTTCCCAAAGGTTAGATCCTACATATACGCCTTTTTATTTGGCTGGAACTATGGGTGGCCAAATGGAATTAATGGATAGATTTCTTGGGAATGATGAACGATATCAAGGTTTTGAATATGACAAATATAGAAATCCAATTTTGATTTGGGATAATAAGCCGTATTATCTTAATAAGCCTGGATTTTCAAGGACTGATTTCAATACCATTATTGCTGAAATGGCATACTATTTGCCAAAAGAAATGATTGCGGCAATGATGGCAAGGAGAGGAATGGGCAAAACAGCGTTCATGACTCATGTTGCTGGCACCCCAGTGATGGAATCATTAAGGCTGATGTTACAGGAACGATTTACCCCTGAAACTGCCAAGAAAATTGATAAAAGTCAGGTAGAAGCCCTTGGAATTGCCGGGGATAAAGCCACTGAAACTAGGCTAATGGCATTACTTGATTTGGCGTCTCAGTATGGCCCAAAAGTTATTTCTTCAGTGTCACGTGTCAATGCTATTTTAAGGGCGAAATTTAAATATATGTCACCTACAAACCGTAAGTTAAATATGCGATACGGTGGCTCTATGGCCACTAGGCATGACCCTAATTTATGGAAAAACAAGGATTTCACAAATGCTGTAGCCGCTATTGATGAATCATTGACTAGTGCTGAAAGGATGGCTGTTCCTGAAAATTTAAATCAAGCACAAAGGGAAAAATTTATAAATTTAAGGGAAAGAAAATTACAAATTGAGAATGATTTCGCAAAAACAAAGAAGGGCTATCCTTCCGAAGCGCTTCAAGCACGCAAAATACAGCAAGTTGAAGCATGGCTTTTAGCTAATAGACGCCTTCAAGAAATGGTTAGAAAAGAGGATCTATTACCAAGAATTCAAGGATATTTCACAGTTTCAGGGTCCGATTATGATTCTTTTATTGGCGATGAGTATTTGTTTGGTAAGCGAGGAATCGGGACTGACATTAAAACTCTTAATCCTGGAATGATTCGTCAACTTAGAAGAGATGCGGATGCGTTCTATAAAACCGCAACCGAAGCAACTCATCCTGGTCGCCCATTCATGCGCCCAGAAGGATTATTATCAACTATTAGCGATATCCATCATAGGGTACTTTCTAAACCAAAAAGAGAGGGTCTATCACCAATTACTTATAAGAAACTTACTGAAGACTATCCAGTTCTTGATGAAGAATTAGCGAAATTACGATTATGGTCTAAGGAACTAAAGGCAAAAATAAGAAGACGTGATAGTTATCTAAAAGATTTAGATGATTATGAAAAAGGGCTTCGTACAAGGCCAAAACCAGTAGAAAATGCAGAGGATATTAATATTTATCTTGATAAACTTCATGAACTGTCAAAGAGATGGAGGAAGTTGGAGCAGGATACATTTAAATACCGTAAAAATAGTTTAAGTGCTAATCTTGAATGGCAGTATATACGAGAAGTAAGTGAAGCAATTGATGATTCATTTACCAACCCTATAAAAAAAGGAATGATGGAAGGAAATTTAGACATTATAAATTACCTAAAACAAGGGGATGAACGATATAAAGCCTATCTAAGGCTCTCTGGGAAACGATTAGAAGACTACGGAACGTTAGAAGAAGAAGCTAATGCTATATTGAAAATAATATCAGATCCTAACCAAAGCCCAAGAAACATGGTTGAGTCAATTATTGGCACAGAAAAGGTCATTCCAGGGGCAATGGGTATTGTTTCAAGGAAATTAAAGGCAAGTCTCAAAGGATTGGATCAAAAGGATTATATTAGATTAACAGCCCTGGTCAAGGACGCTTTTTTAGAGAGGGCGTTTGTTGGTAAGGCCAAGAGATTTAAAGATATAACCCATGAAACAATCCCTGATAATTTTTCTGAAGTTTTTGTAGTAAACAGAGATATTATTGAAGAATGGTTTACCCCTGAAGAAATTAAAATTATAAATGCGGTTAGAGAGCATGCTGAACCATTTTTACAAACACAAAAGAAACTTGGCAATCAACATGCTTATAAATATAGTTTGGGAAACGCACTTTCGTATCTAAAAAATGAAGGTCTTGGTGGATATATTACTGATGCCGGTAAATCATTAGGTAAGTTGCCATTCGTCGGGGAGTTCGCGGAGTCTTTACTAATTAGCCCGGTTAATCGTTACCGGGCAAATAAAATGCTTAATATAAGTTCCATGAACTTAAATTCTCCATTTATTGTCAAAGCGCCACTTGCCGCTACTTTTAGATCATTAATAAGCCATTATTCTGATGAACCTTCCGATCTTCCTGATGATAAACGTTATGATTATGGTCAATCAACATCTGGTAAGGATAAAAAACGTAGTAAAAAGGCTTTTTTAGAAAGCAAAACAGGAAGTAAAAGTTTAGACGATATATCAAATAATTTGCCTGGCAAAACAGTAGGAAAATTGAAAAAAGTAATAATAGATGGCCACGAGATTTTCGTCAAGCCGTAAAGGTAAATATCTAAATATTGAGATAAGTAATTACATGGGTCAACTCTTCCCAATCTTCTTTTTTCATGTTGCCTCTTTTCATATAAGAAAGGAGGCCCATGAATTCATCCTTGGAAGGCTTTTCATAGAGCCTTTTCGCATGCTCTCCATTCACTAGACCTATGAAGTCACGGCCAATGCGGATTAATATCCAACAGCGGCCACCATTCTTAGCGTATTCATCAAGCCACATGACTTGATTTAATTTTAATCCGGTTGGCATACGCTTCTTTGGCCATGATCTCATGAATTTAAGTTCTATCCACCCGCTATTTCCTTCCTTAATAAAATGTACATCCGGCATTCCTTTTATGACCTTATTTTCGATTCTATACATTTTTAGATCAAGTGATGATCTCAACAGCGTCCAAAAATTTTGTTCACTCATATTCATTCCTAATCATCTGTTAAAAATAGTGATATTGGATCTTTCGTAATCACATCAGCCAAATTTTTTTTATCTCTAAGAGCTTTAATGATCTTTGTGTCAACTGTTTTAGATGCCTCCAAATCAATGTAGGTGACATTATTCTTTGTCCCGATGCGATGGCAGCGGTCCTCGGATTGAAGCCTGGCTTCCAGGTCAAAGCTGTTAGAGTAATAGATAGCGAAATCAGCGGCAGTGAGAGTTAGACCAATTCCCCCTGATTGCGGCTGGCCAATGAAATATTTTATCCTTGGATCTTTTTGAAATCGCTCCACAGCCAATGATCGGTCATTATTTGATACTTCCCCATGGTAGCTAACTGAAAGCGCCCCTAGAGCCTGTTCTATGGCCTTCAGATCGGCCTTAAACCTCGCCCAGATAATTACCTTAGAGTCGATGTCGCTAAGAATGTCCAATAGCGCTTGTAGGCGTGGGTTCTTCTCGTCAATTGCCTTGACCCCATCATCGCCAGGGAACCAGCCACAGGTAATTTGTTGAAGACGAAGGAGCCTTGTGATGGCTTGTGGGGCATCAATGAATTGGCCTTCTAATTCGGCTGCAAATTCTTTACGCATCTGGTCATAGAGCTTCCTTTGTTTTTTAGATAGCTCTATGGGGTGCCTTTGATAAATTTTATCAGGGAGATCCAAGCAGTCTCGTTTAAGAACACGGAACGAATGGCCTTCTATTCTTTTGGTCAGTTCATCGACGTACTGGTAAGAAACCACCTGCTTGTTTTCGTATCCTCCCATGATGCAATAACGGGCACGGAACGAATAATAGCTGTCATAGCCAAGGATGTAAGGGTCAAGGAATTTGAATTGACTGTAGACATCCTCTGGACCTTTCGTTACCGGGGTTCCAGTCAGTATCCTGCGATATTTAGCTTGCTTTCCAAATTTTGTTATAACCCTCGTTCGATTGGCACCAGGTCTTTTTATTCTTGATGACTCGTCTACCACCAGCATAGAGGTGTTGCTGATTAGGATTGAAGACATGAACTTGATCGCTGTTTTGCTGACGAAAGCCTCTACATTGAAGGTAAAGATACGGAGCTTGTCTTGAATATTCATGACATCTTGGAATTTGTCAGAATCCTTTTTATTCATCCCAGAATAATAGTACGTGGATTCATAGTGGCACCAATTTGGCATATGATATGGAATTTCTTTATCCACCCAATTCCTGTGGACGCCGTTCGGGGCGATTATAATCAAAGCGCTTATCTTATTATTGCTATAAAGATATGCCGCATTGTCTATAATTATCTTAGATTTCCCGGTGCCTTGTTCCATTAGTAGTGCAAATGATTTCTTTTCCCGGCTAATATAAAAAGCCTTACGCTGATGCTCAAAAGGACGGGTTTCAAACATAAAATCGTCCTTCTCCGGGGTAGGATTATTTTTAGTCGCCCTAGTTAATTCAGCTTCTTTGAGCTTTTCAATATACGAGTCAATAATCTCTGATGTTGACTCATCCCAATTTGCTCCCGGCCAGTATTTACGGATTCTATCTATATTGGCCCCGGTCGGAGCAAAGAGCATATCTCTGCCAACCCATTTCTTGAATCCAGGGAGGGAGGACAACTTCTGGACTGTAGAAGAATCCAGAGTTGCCTTGGCCAAACAATACTTGCCGCCTTGTATAGCGCTAATAATCATTAATGTAGTTGTCCCTCCCAACCACCAAAATAATCAGCGATCTGATTCTCGATGTCATCTCGAATGAGACTTTCATGATGAGACTCAGCGATTTCAGCTTCTAGCTCGATGGCTTCTGTCCCATCTGGATTCATCAAGACATATTCTGCCTCTGTGAAGCCGTAGTAGTCAGCATCGCTCGTGGCTTTCCAAGGGGTACTCTCACGATCTCCCTTTACCCGTTTAAATGAGACAACCCCGATAATGTACGGACGCTCAAATATCTCTGTCTGGATCTCAACCGAAACATGGTCTATAGATACGCTTCCCATTTGTTCCTCCTTTTTTCCTTTCTTAATTAGATTTATTATGAAAGTTTACGTAGCTTATCAATATAAATTTTCCTGAAACTGCCAGTCCTTAATGCTCCCTTAACTAGATACCAATCTCCAATACGACCTTCTTCTACTATTGGCTTCCCGATTTTATTGTATTTGAATCTGTCGATAGTACACCAAACAATTCCCGTGTCGTCTTCAAAAGTACAATGGAACCACAAGTTATTGCTCTTGAGTTTCCTTCCGTGACCTCTAATATTTCCTGTTTCATTAATATCTCTTAGATTTTTTTCCTTCAGCTTTCCAAAGAAAACAAATGTCCCTGGCTTATCAACATCCAAATCAACAATGTCGGTAATCGGGGAAATGATGTTATGAGCCTTTGGATTTGCCTTTATATGTCCAAATTTATGTTCACACTCGAAAATATCGTCATATGACGTTTTAGCCTCAGTCAAGAGCTTTTCTTGCCTCGGGGTAAGAGGCTGAGACAAGTCTCTACGTTTCATGATGTCCTCGGCCATTTTTGGGCCGATCCCTTTAATCCCTAGTAATCCTCCAATTAATTTACCATCCTGTACGCTCCAATTAGCCACGGATTTTTCTTTATCGAATGGCTTATATATCAACCCCTCCCTGACAACTTCTCTTAGTAGCTTTATCGCTTGTTCGTCATCTTTCGCGTTGCGCAAACACGCAGCGGCGAACTCAAGTGGGAACTTAGACTTGAGAACACAACACCAATAAGAAAGAAGGCCATAAGCAATGGCGTGAGAACGATTGAAAGCCCAAGATCCCATAGTGTTAATTTGGTCCCATATGTATTTAGCCTTGTTTTCGTCAATTCCATTCTCCGCTGCCCCTAATTTAAATTTATCAAAGTAATTGTCAAAGAATTCTTTCCCGAGTGACTTACTCATCGCTTTGCGTAACGACGACACATCCTCCCAAGATAGTTTGCCTACATTGCGGCCAATGTTCATGACCTGCTCCTGATAGATAACGACTCCTTTAGTTACTTTAGTGATCTCCTCAAGCGATGGATGGATATATTCAACAGGGGCATTTCCAGTATGACGTTTAATGTACTCATCTGCTCCCCCGGAGTTTAACGGGCCAGGGCGAGCTAGGGCGGTAATTACAACGATGTCTTCAAATTTATGAACTTTTATTTGCTTTGTAACCGACTGTAATGCATATCCTTCAAATTGGAATATTCCTGTGTTTTTCTCATCATTTAATATGTTAAAAGCATTTTCATCATCCAGCCTGTAATCAATCATTTGCTGATGAGTCCATCCAACCTGGTCAATTACATCTTGAAGAATTGATAATGTGCGTAGGCCAAGCGCGTCAATTTTTAATAAATTCAAATCTTCTGCGTCTTTTTTGTCGATTTGAGTAGCGCCATTTTGTGAGGAAACAGAACAATATTCACTGACTGGCTTTTCAGTTACTATGATGCCAGCGGCATGTACCCCGCAGTGACGCGCATGGTTCTCCATGTCGGCTGCGACTTTCATTTGAGGATATTTAACTAGTATCTTTTGCCCTATTTCTAATTCGTTTAATGTGTCAAGGATGCAAAAATTGGCCCTAGAATCACCTCTCTTGCGATCTATTATGGCGTTTTTAAAATCGTTAACTTCCCAGGGCGGAATCCCGAGTTCTTTTGCCACTTCGCTAATTGTGCTTTTGGCTTTATAACGGGACACTGTTCCAAGGTGAGCAACTTTTTCGGCTCCGTACTTATTCCGTAAGTATTCAAATACCATCTCTCTGCGGTCGTCTTGGAAATCAATGTCAATGTCAGGAAAATCTTCACGAGTGACATCAATAAATCTCTCAAACAATAAGTCATGTTGAATCGGATCAATGTCAGTTATGCCAGTCAGATAACAAACCAATGACCCTGCGGATGATCCTCTAGCCGGACCTACGAACATATGCTTTTTGGCATATTCGACCATATCAGCGATGACAAAAAAGTAATCTTCAAATTTTTTATCAGCGATTAATTTCAATTCACGGTCAAGACGATCTGAATAGATTTTGTCGCTAATATCAACATTCCTGGAAAATGCGTTTTCTTCGCATATTTGACGAAGAGTTTTATTGCTATTAAATGAAATCATTTTGCCAGTTGGCAATGCGGCATTACACAATTCTGCCATTTCATAAGTATTTGAAATAGCCTCGTTTGGACCCCATGGAACGGAGTCTTTCCATTCCCATTCATTGAGTATGTGCATGGGGGTGGTCCGATCCACTCTATTCATGCCTATTAGAACCTCATACGGCTTCTTATCTTTAACAGTCGGATATAAATTATTACTGGTCGCAATTGTCTTGATGCCTTTTAATTTAGCGAATTCTAATGCTTTTTTTGAACTAGTTGGACTCAGTTCAATATAAATATTTTCTTTCTTAGTCATCGGAAGCAGTGACCAAATTGGATTGGCCCCGGAGAACATTATCACGTCATCACTAATATCAAAAAGTTCTTCGTAGCTTATCCGTGGATAATAATAAAAATGGTTAGAATCAGTTGATTTTGTTACTAATTCATAAATCTCTTTCAACCCGGAATTATTTTTTGCGAAAAACGACATCTCATTCGTAGCTTGCTTGGTTCTTTCTGAGGAATCCTCTACTACGGCGATTTCAGTCCCAAAAATAGGTTTTTTACTCCGTTCCCTACATTTATAGCTAAAGGCCACATGCCCCCAAGTTCCTGAGTCGGCGATTCCTATTGAATCTCCATTACACGTCTCAATAACTTTATTTATTGGCCCATATGCTTTACGGAATGAGTATTCTGTCCTGGTTTTTAAACTCAGCATTACCGAAATATCCGATCAATGACTTTTTTGCTTGCATATCCTAAACCTAAAACTAATAAAATTATAAAAACATCGACCCCTATCCCATACCCTGTCGCAAGGTTAACGCCACCGATGGTTGGTCCCTGTGGCTTAGGATCGACGATTGTTTGCTCGATCTGGACATTGTGTCCACCTTCTATGTTGATCGTTTTGTTCATGGCTTCTCCTTAAATACCTTGATCCAAGCACTCTGATCCCAGATCCTGAACTTACTTCCTGCGGCACCTAGAACGACGTTCTTTTCAATCCCGGCGTATTCGCGCAAAGTCTTAGGGATGGTTACCCTGCCGTCATCAATGGCACACTCAAAAGCCCCGCTAAGGTAGTAAATCTGGAACTTCGAGCGGTTATTCAATCTAGGCTTCTGGCTCATGGCCTTTTCTATGCTCGCCCATTCTCCCATCGGGAATGCGTCTAAACACCTGTTAGTCCCGAAGATCGAGTTCACGATGATAAGGCGTTTCCCTAGTTTTTGACTAAATTCTTTAGGGAGATTTAAACGCCCCTTATTATCGACTGTGTTTTTGTATTTGCCTAAAAACATTTTAAATTATTAACAACGACCACAAGGCAAGGAAGAGCGTCGCTAATACCGCTGCCCCGAGATTCGTTAGTTTTAAGTACCTTCCGAGGGTAAATGATAAAACGGTTCCGATAACGGCGACAAATGTCATGGTGTCCATATTTTCTCCTTAAATATGTTCTTCCTTTGTATACCATTCAATGATTTTTACAGTTGCTTCCACGTCACTCATGGCTCTGTGAGCGCCTTCGATTTCAACCCCAAATAATTCCTTATATATGTCGCCTAACTTGCGCATTTTCCCCCATACTTTTTGGCCTATTTCTAAAGTGCAAATATGCTCTTGTGGCCATGGAAATTTTGTTAATTTATCTATTCTCTCAAGCTCAAACCTTAAAATCTTTCTGTCAAATGTTAAATTGTGTGCAGCCATTTCACGTTCCCCCAAAAACCAATCACACAATTCCTTGTAATAGGCGATAAATGGCTTTGAGTCTTCTAGCATATAATCTGAGATTCCAGTCATTTTAATAACGTGCGAATTTAGCTCATGCCCTGGATTACAGAAGAATTCTAACCTTGATATTTCTTTTAGACTGGAGTCTAATTTCAATCCTCCAAATTCAATGATTCTAGGCTGTTCATCCAAAGATGATCCCTCCGCTTTTGGTAGCCCTGTAGTCTCAAGATCAAAAACAATCATTTATTAATCCTAACTATAAATTTCAAATCCACCCCTAGTATATGTTTAGTGTCGAATATCACGTAGTTATATGATCTTTTCCCTGCTATCGCTTGATTTGTATGTGAATTAGTAAGAACTTCCTGGGCGATAGAGATCCCTTTTTTACTAAAAAAATCCTTCCATTCTATTAGCTCCTCTAAAGAACAATGAGTTCCAATGTGGCTAACAGAATTACGACCACGTTCCTTAGAATCCATCCAATTATTGCCTTTTGTGTAACTCAAAATCTCAAATTCGTTCCCGGCTAATAAATTATAATTAAAAGACAGATTCGCCTCGTTTGTCCCTGGAAGACCGAAAATCTCTCCAGTGGCAACAACATGATCTTCTATCCAATCGCCAGCCCCCATTTCATTTAATAAATTCTTGGCGAGTAACGGGTTCTTTGGATTTATTGCTATTTGCTCAATTTTGAACTTCATATTATGCGCCGTAAGGTAAAATACACCCACTAAGATATTTGTGATGATCTTTGTCCTGGATTAAATAAGATATAAACAAAGCAACCATCTCTGGAGGTGTTTCTTCACCTGCTAATAATCCATTTAACTGATATTTTTGTGCCTCCTCTTTTGTCCATCCCCTAGTCATAGTCACCTGGTCATCTATAGAATCGCTCATTCCCGTGCCTTTCATTTTGTTAGGAGCGATCCCAAAAACTGTTATCCCATGCTTTTTTGTTAGCTCCCTAGCTAACTGTAAGGTCATGATATGAGCGGCACCTTTTGATGCGTTATAAGCAAGGGAGCAGGTCATTGGCACATGAGCAGCATTGCTAACTATATTAATTATGGTTCCTTTACTTTTTATCAGCATAGGCAAACATGCCTTTGACATCAGGTAAATTCCCTTGGCATTAGTATCAAGAACCTGATCCCATTGGCTCTCTTCAAAGTCTTCCAGCCAGTTAATTAGATTTACGCCAGCGTTATTTATCAATATATCTAAATCGCTAATTCCAGACAGATCAGGCTTTCTAACATCCTTTCCTGTTTCATGGTCATATTGATAAACGTTATGACCATAAGATAATTTTTTAACTAATTCTAATCCAAGCCCTTTTCCTGACCCAGTTATTAAAATATTACTCATTTTCATCTTTCATTAGAGATTCAACCATCGCCGCATAAACTGCGGCATCATGAATACTATCCTTGTGTTTTAGTTCGCTATTAGCGAACCTTGTCAATTTAACAATCATCAGTTCAAGTAAATGCCATAAATTGAAATCATCTTTTGTTTTTAAATTAACACCGTCAGGGAATAGAGCAATCATTACATTCCCGACAGTTTTATAATTATCACCGTATATTAAATTCCGTTCTTTGAAGGTATTTGCCTTATTTTGTAAAATTTCAGCGGCATTAATCTTCTTCCTCTCTACCCCTTTGTTCGTAACCGTCCTGGTGTCCTTCGTCAAAGCCATTCTCCCTTCCTTTATTGTATCCATTATCAAAGGCAGTTTTTATTTTATTTTGGATATCTTCCTCACTAACATTGGATCTTTCAATAGCCATATACAGTTCATCTTTTAGACTAGCCCTGATATCGAATACCCTAGCTACCTTCTCCCCATTCACCTCGATGTCATTTCCGACTAACTCAATCATTTAATAATCTCCCTGCGTATAAACAAGTTAATCCCTCGGATTGCCACATAGACACGCATCTAAAGTCAGATTCGATCACAAACCATACAAATGGCGGCTTGTTCTTCAATTTCTCGTCATACAGCCTCATCTTAACATTAGAGTTGCCTGAGCAATCACCGCGAGGACGCATCAATAGGCCATCGAAGTGAATATCGTTAAGCTGCAACCAGGTTTGGCATTCTTTCCGATACTGCTCGTCACGATCACTAATAACGATTACGTACTCACTGTGTAGTTTTCTAATCAGTCCACATACGTTCTCCGCTGGCTTCCTTGGTGATCGGGACTGAATACCGGCTGGTGCAAAATCTTCATCTAATTGCTTTACCCCCGAATAATAGTCCTGAACCATTGCCTCGAAATCCACGATGACTGTTCTCGGTCCTAGTGAGGAAGATTGTTCTGGCATAGTCCCTCCTCTACCTAAGCTATTTACAGGCATATGTTCTCCTTTCTAACCGAAGATGAAACGCTTTACCCTGGCGAAAAAACCAGGTTTATGCGGCTGTAATTTGTACCGGTGTAACGCATGGTTAATTTGAATTGGGCTTTTCCCGGTGTATTCGGCAATTTGCTTTGTTGTCATCTTTCGATTATTTTTTAATGCTCTTACAGCCAGCACTTCACCATCAGTCCATTTGTGATACGTTTTTTTATTATCAGACATTTGTTTCCTCTCTATTTAAAGGTGTCGCCATTGATGGAGCCGCCCATTCTTTTGGTGTTAA